CATCTGTTGGTGCCTTTGCTACCTTAGATAGGTAAACAAAAAATGGAGATTCTTCAGGTGAGAGCTCTGCAACTCGATCAGAGAAGTCGTATAAACGTCTTAGATCAGGCGCTTGCCCAACACCAGCACTGGTTGTGGCTGCGGTTACATCGCTTGATAGCTTTGTTCCGACTTTGTAAGCCATTATTATGCCTCCTTAATTTGGAAAAAAACCTTGTTGTTATCCTAGTCTGCCCCTTCTAGACGCATTTAATACTCTGTCAAATATCTTGTCATCATCACTGACGACCGTAGCTGGTTGTCCTTGCAATACCCCCGCTGAAGCTGGCATCTTTTGCACGGACTTCACAGCATCAATAGATGTTTGACCTTGTACTGGCGCCGAATTGACATCCCTCCATAACCTAACAAGGTTTCCCAGTCCTACTGCTTCTTTTGGCTGTGCCGACCACTCTAAGAAATGAGCGACTTGATTGTCGTCCATCTTGTGCTTAGACCTCAGCTCGTTAACAGTAGTGTCTAGGAATTGTCGTTGTTGCGCTTCAGCCTCTCGCTGTGCAAACTCATTGCGAATGCCTTTTACAGCAGACCCAACGGTTTCTTTCACCACCTTAACTCGGTGTTTATAAGACGGCGATTCAGGCTTATAATACGCATCCCAAGGGTTAAAGTCGTTTTCATCCAGTTGAGCTTGTGGCTCTGATCCACCATTAGGATTTACAATTTTTTCCTGTAACACCTGAACTAGATCTGGACGGTTTTCGAGAAGATCTCCAATTGGTTCCAATTTTTTTAGACGTTCAACCTCTGATTGAGACCGATCGTACATTGATTGGAACTTCCTTGTTTCACCTTCCCAGTCCATTGCCTGTTCTGGTGTCATTTCAGCAACCTCCGCCATTTCGACGTCAGATTCCTGATATGGTTCCTGTCCTGATGATGTATCCTGTTCTACGACAGTGTTTTTTATTAACTGAGATTCATTTGACATTTTTGCTTAAACTCCTTAAGATATCTCTACGCTTTTAGAGCTTGACCAAGACGATCTGCTTCACGCCTCAATCTCTCTGCTTCGAGCTTTACCTTATTTTGCATTTTGTTGGATTCAACCCTTCTATCTGCTTTGGCGTCTGAAACGATTTCAGAAAGCTTCGTTTTAGTTTTTTCAACTTCAACCCGCTTTCTATCGCTTACAGATTCCCTTGTAGCAGTTTGCAAGTCCCCTTGCAAATCTTTTACCTGACCCTGAAGCCCTTGAATTTGTTGCATTAACTGTTGCTTTTCGTCCATTCTTGCTAAAATCCCTTCTTTATCAAATATCTCTGGGTTCTTCTTTAGAACTTCGATTCTATCAACAAGACCCATTTGATATGCTTCAAGGTAGACACCCAGCTCTGCCCACTTACTTGTGGGTAATGTAGAACCAGGTTCAATTCTTATGTCGTGCTGGTCAAGTTTATAACGATCCTTAGCAATATCGAGTATTGGTTCTGTTTTGTCGTCATACAAATTGACCGTAGCTTCGTTCAAATTATTATTTGGCTGGGCAATCCGAAACATCTTTTGAAATGTATAGTGCCCCTTTGCATAATTATACAAGACCTTTCCAAGTCTATTTATGCTAAATTCAATATCTCTTAATTTAGACTTTGGTCTTTCCTGTCCAAGAGCCATCATTCTTTCAGTTCCCCGAACAGTTTCTGGTGCTTTCTCAGAAAATCCGTGCATCATTTCAGGTAAACCAAAGATAAAATCTATATAAAACTCACATTGCTGAATTAATCTGTAGAACTCAGCTGCTAGAGGTTGGGGAGCTGGAAAGTGTGGCTCTCCTTGAGATGAATCCACCTCAATGACTGCGTTTGGATTTGCCCAATCTTTCTCTAACTGGTTTAAGTCTTCAACGCTTCCCAGCGGAACTAATAGCTTTAATCCCGCAGATGCCTGTGCGTGTGACAGTGCAAGCGACCAAACCTTATTTAAAAGTCTCTGCATTGGTCTCGCCCTAGATACATCGGATTTTGGATACGGGCTCTCTGTCCAAATGTTAGGTAGTGGAACTATTGGATAGATGTCTGTATTTAAGACAGACTCATATAAGACCACCTCTCCAAGAGTAGCACACACTTTAACTCTATTTTGTGGAACTTCTACTATTTGTACCACTCCATTTTCGATGATATCAGAGTTTTCTTCCATATATCGCTCGATATCAACATCGTTAAATACATATTCTTTACCATTACCAGTGTCCAGCACCCTGTAAAATGGAACCTTGGTTTTATAATATCTTTCTAAAATTTGATATTTTCTAAACTCATACTGATCTAAGTATTGAGTTTCAGCAGGTGTATATACCTGCATTGAATTTTTATTTTGTGAATTTGGAAAATCCTCTTCACGATAAGCAGAAATACTATCAATCAAAGGCTTTATTTCTTCTCCAGTTTCAGGATCTTCCTCTATAGCAAGTTCGGGATAGAGGGCGACTACTTGCTCTCCAGTTAATATAGTAGACAATAAGATGCTCTCGGCGTCCCCAAACCATCGATCTCTCGATGATGGGGGCACATACACCCTAAATGGATTAACATTTGTGAACTTTACATCGCCCCTCCCGAAATCAGCTTCTGTATCAACATACACATAAAGATATCCCAATCCAGATATCGCATAGTCATGGATTGCCTGTTTCATGTGTGCGTCACCAGTGGAAATATCCCAGACAAACCCAAGAATAGTTCGCCAGACGTTTGATATTTTAACGTCCGAGTCTTCTCGTGGGGTTATCGTAAAGGTTGGTGGTCGTGATGTTAGTGTGGCTTTTAATTTCTCAACCGCTGGAGAAATTCTATCCATAGGAACATCTGCCTGATTACGAGTCTTTAGCTCATCAGACTCTTCGGCGGTAAAATGATTACCTAAATAAAAATCTATATCTTTGCGAGCCTCAGCATCCCAGTCAGATCTGGCGTCACGCCAGCGTCTATATAAATCCTGGTTGTAGTCGGCCCTTGGGTCGGTTTCCATTTATTGCCGTATTCCGCTTTTATCTATAAGTTCATTTAATTGGTCATCTGTTAAAACATTTATGCTGTCCTTGTCTACCTTATAGGGGTCTACTGTTCCTGCGTCCACTAAAGAATCATAAACCGTCCATTCTGTTTTGGGTTTATACTTCTGAGGAAACCACCTAAATAAATCTGGTCCATGCCTAATATAGGCTTTATACTCGTGTTCATCTAGACCCAGCTGACTCATTGGCGTTTTATGGTACGCTTGTTGCCCGCCCGACATTGGAACTTCCTGTGGTCCTTCTTCACCCTCTGACATTGGGGGTTGAACAGGTCCACCTTGCTGGTATTCTTTTACATATCCGCCTTTTTGCAATGCGCCAAAAGCCCCAACCTCAGATCCTTGTGACGGTCCCTGTTGGAATTGTTGTGGCTGTTGCATTTGTTGCATTGCGGCCATTGCTGCTAATTTTTGTAATCCATCAGCGTCCTGTGATTTTTCTCCAAACATAGATAACACATCACCCATTTGTTCGTCGTTTTGATTATGCATAACTTCTCCCCCTTCGTGCATACCTAATATTGCTTTTAAAAAATTTGCATCTTGAGGAACCCCAGTTACCTCACCACCTTGAAATTCGTCACCGCTCATGATCTGTCTTGATTTATTCCTAAGCTTGTCAAACTTCTTTTCGCCCATCATTATCATTCCCAACTTTTCCCACATTGGTAAATCGTCAAAATAAACCTCTGGCTCTGAAGCTGGCTTTCCAAAAGGGGCGAAATCTCCTTGGGTTCCCGCTAGTTTTTCTAGCGCAAGCCCACTAAGTTCGTCTGGCATATCTTGATATGAGGTTAAAGAAGAGGTGTCTGGTCTTCCTGGGTCAACCATCTTTAAATAGTCAGATTTCAACGGGCTCTGTTCCCCTCTAAAGCTTAAATCCTGTTGCGGTGTTGACGATAGATAATCCTGATACCTTTGAGTCATTACCCCTTCTGGACCAAGCTCACCTAGCGGAGCCTCATCACGCCTCAGAGCTAGTTCTTGTTGTGGGGATGCCGACAGCATTTCATATTTTTTAGCAATCTTATTTAAAGCTGGTAAGCTACTGAGGTAGCTTTGCTCTGTTTCTGTGTATTTCGGCGTTGCTTGCGCAAGGGACTTCTCTAGTAGGGTTTTTTCGTCTTGTCTCCTCATTTCTAGACCTGACGGTCCCTGAAGTTCTGGATTGTCAGACATAAACTGTTTTACTTTTCTTCTGCCTTTTATAAAATCAAATAGCTGATCTGTTGTTGTATCAAAGTCTGCATCAGATAAATCAGAAAACCTTTGCTTTCCGCCAAATAAGCTTTTTAAATCTGAATACTTTTCTGCGGTGTCACCAGTCATTCCACTTATAACGCCACCTTCTTGATATCCCATAGGAGATCTTGCGTTCTCGATCAGGGCTGCTTCACCTAATCGGTCGACATTATTTAGCATTTCAAGCCTCTCAGGACCAATTTGTTCAGCCGCATCTTTTCTTATTACAAATTCCCCTGGTGTAAGCATTGCTGGAACCGTATCTGTGTTCTGTTGCATCATTCCCTTATCTTAAAATCTGCTTTGCTCTTATTACTGAATCGTGGCATTTTAATATTAACCAGCGTAATCTATTGCAATTACCGTAATAACCAAACCTTTTCTATTAAATTTTTGAACCTGTTATCCAATTGTATACCTTCTGAACTGGTCGCTGTGTTCTTTCTTCAATTTCATCCTCATATTCATCCACATCCATTCGTGTACTCTTTGGGGGTCTGGCATAATAATCAGCGTAGTATAAACCATCCATAAGGTCATCGTTGCGTGGTTTAGGGTGTTCAAATATCTCATCCACCAGTTCGGTCATGTCTTCTCTGATATAAAGCTTCTTACTGTTGATTATCGGACCTATTGACGTTTCAAGCCTATCTTGCTTCTTTATTCCTGGTGGTGGCTTCACACCTTTGAAAACCCCAGGCATTAGCCGTCTTTCTTTGGCTGACAAGCGAGTAACCATATCTCTAACCATTTCTTGCGCAGCCACCGTTTCAATTGTAACCCTCCTCACAGGGTGATACTTCTTAGTCATTTCTATTATTTTCTTTGGAACGTCAAAAGTGGGGATTCGTTCCCTGAAATATTCTAAAACATACCTATTCTTGTTGGAATCCATCCCCATTACAAGAATTACTTGATAGTCTGACGTTTCAGAGGCGGTAGCTGCTAGGTCAACACCGATATAAACATTGATCGGTATGGCGTGATCTCTGTCTGCTAAGTATGAGAATCGACCTTCTGACTTGAATTGGTAGCTGTGGTTCTGTACCCGATCGATTTTAAACGCTGCGGAACCCAGATCTCTAGCGTCATTCATGTATTCTTGGGCGTATTTATTAACTAGCCCAGCCTCAATGAATTCTTTCTTCTTCTTTTTTAGTTTTTCAAGTGGAAACTGTTCAGGCCACATTGGATTTTCATTTTCAATTGCCCGCTTAAAGACCACATCCCAAGAGTATTTACTGCCGTCCTCTTCGGATTTTCTATATCCGTCGTATGTCATCTGTAAAAAGCTGTCAAAGTGAACGATCGTCCCTGCCAGCCAGATCCAACCTTCTCTTCCAGGGCTTTCCTCTAACGCTGGATATACCGTTGAAACCACCCACTTCTTTATTTCAGACCGTCTTTCAGGTGTTTTCGTGTTCAGTTCAGACTCAAAGTCATCTAAAATGATGCCAGTATAGCGAACATCCACTTCAGCACGACCACGCAGCCTCTGATTGGTTCCTTTCGCAATAATTCGGTCACCCCTTGCCGTGACCAGATCTTTCTCTGTCCACCGCTTTCCTACGATCCCCCCGTCCATATTGCCAAAATAATACTTGATCATCTTATTATCTTCAAAATGCTGCCTCATATACTTGATATGGTCGATGGCCTGTGTCTGTTCTTCTGATATCCAGGCAAAGAAATGCTGTTCATCTTTAGCTGTGAAGCATAATTTGTGAACAATTGCAGCTTTTGATAGAATTGACTTTCCAAATCCCCTTGGAAGTATAATACAGGTCCTGTTGCCAGGTTTGGTGTTGATGAGCTTTTCTGCTACATCATAGTGAAAGTCTGGAGATTTGCTCTTATTTAGGAAGTCTTTCGGTAAAAAGGCCTTTCCAAAAAAAATTAGGTCGTTATAGGCGTTCTTCAGTACTGAATCACGCTCCGCCATGATAGACGGGGGTGGTGTTATGTTAAAGCCAGCGTCATTCATAGATGCTTCTTGTAGTTATAACACCCACGATGACCAAACAAATAACAGCAACTGGCATTGCCTGCGGGCTATCCTTGAGTCCCCACGCAACAAAAATACATAAAATGATCTTCAGCCCCGCTATGATCTGATCCCACATGGGTTTTACTGCTTTTTTAGGTTTTTAAAGACCTTCGTCATGAGCTTGGTCGTTTTCTGTTCTTTGCTTTGCTTACAGCTCGCCCGTATAACATAGTCAGTATTTCCCCATTTTTGATGCTTTGGATAGCTCCAGAAGTATCTCTTGCTTGATTCTACGAACATTTCGGACAAATTGTTTTTTGTTTACCATATTTGGGAAAGTCTTTATAATAAATAACTTTGTCCATATCAGCAAAATCCTTATAAT